CTTGTCTGTTCGTAGCTTCCAATATCTGCTTGAATGCGTCAGCTTGAGCTTGGTACGTGTTCTGTTCCAGACCCCCAACGGGAGTAACATTACTCTTTTCCTTCAGGATCTCCTGCTTCTGCCGCTCATAGTCTCTCCACAACATGTTGAGGAAGTCCATGGCTTGGCGAATCTGTTCATCATCTCCGCTTAGCTGAGCACCCTGCATCGGATTGAAGTTGCTGAGACCGAGGAATTCAGATAGCTGCTTATGTACGTCTGCTTCTGCCTTCTGGGCATCATTGGCTTGCAACTGGAAACGAATCTCGTCCTGTGCTAGTTGTAGCATCGAACGCTTGTGTCGTTCCTCTGCAGCAAACAACTCTTGAGCTTTCAGCTTAGCCTTCAGTATGTTTTCTGCGTTCAGCAGCAATTCACGATCGGCAGCAGTCAACTCCAGCGTACTGTCTGCAAGTGCTTTCTGTACTGCAGCTAGTGCATCGAGGTCGTCCCCTGCACCTTCGAAGAAAGTTCCGAGGACACCGCTGTTGAACAGCTTTTGTAGTGCGTCAAAGGAAGCAAGATCATCGAGATGCTCAGTCCAGTTTCTAAGAGACCCATCGCTAGCAAGGGTATTGATCTCTCGCATTGCGGCAATCATATCAGGAAAGTTGCCCCTTGCTGATGCTTCTGCTGCTTCTTCGATTAAAAAGGACATTGCTTCTGCAGCATCTATTTCGTCTTCAGATCCGAATGCAATAGTCTTGGCGATCTGATTCTTTAGTTCTTGGAGAGCATTGGCTCCTCCCATAGTATGCTCAAATATCTCACGGTTCTGCCTTGCCACTTTATTCTGAACGCTTACTAAATCCCTCTCCATTTCAACTCGTTCAGCCAGTAGCTCTGCGGCTTTATTGTCAGCAGCTTCTGAGGTTGAGATACGACCTATAGATGCGGCTTCTCTTCGACCTTGCCGGTTGATAGTGCTTAGCCGCTCAAATTTGATCCATTGGTCGCTGAGGTCGGCCAGTGCTTGATCAAGATCCCTTGTCTCGGCTTTAGCTCTGTTGAGCCACAACAGATAAGAACCAAGCCCCAAAACTGCAGCGGGGATGGCTACCATCCAAGCTACCGCAGAAGCAATACCTATGCCCATGCCAGTAGTAGCAGTAGCGGTAGCAGCACCAGTGGCAGTAACACTAGCGGCAGTGGCAGCACTAGCAGCTTGAACTTGAAGTAATCCACGAACGACCATGGTCAGGTTATTCGCTGCTCCGAGTAATGCGGAACGAAAGTCTCCGAATACCATACCTTGGATAAAGTCTTCGGCAGCGAACGACGCTTGCGTAAGCACTCCGCTCATAATGCGTGCCGTGTCTGCACCTTGCCGTGTAGCTGCGTTTGCTGCACGCTGGGCCTGCTGTTGACGAATAGTTGCCAGTGTGAGGGCAGTCTTTGCTCGCACAAACTGCTGGTCGGTCAATAAGGCAGCACCAGTAACGGTGTTGTAGCTGTGGTACAAGTTGGTCAGGCTAGCCAGTTCTTGAGAGAAACGTTCTTGTACTGTTAAGTGTTGCTGAATGGCTCGTGTTGCTGCAGCAATATTAGCATTATTTCGTCTGGTTGCTTCTCTTGCAGCATCCGCCCTGTCCTCAGCAAGAGCATTCTCCCGTGCTCGGATTTGCTGAATGATACCCTTCGTACCTTGCTTAGCATTAGCGTCCTGCAGTAAGCGTTCACGCTCTGCCATATCCGCACGCATATCGTTCAACGCTTGGCGACGTGCGTCATCAGCGGCACGCTTAGCGTCCAACTGACGAGCACGTTCAAAGCGGCTTTGCTTAGCAGCAGCAGCGGCACCAGCGACCTCTTCCTGAGCAAGCTGTGCTTTGTACGCAGCGAAGTCAGCTTCCCTCTGAGCCTCAAGCTGATCAGCAACCTGTTGCAGTCTTTCGGCTTTCATCTTTTCGATGCCGACTAAGTTACCTGCGTATAGTTGTGCTTGGCGTTGTTCCTTATCCAGTAAGGCGTACCGCTCCATTATTGCTCGTTGGAGATTAGCATTCTCGTCAGCACGAGCAGTTGTTTCAGCAGGCAGTTGCCTCTGGAAATTCTGAGCGTTAGAAGTGTTGATGGCACGCTGACGATCGTCGATCAACTGCTGTTCGCGTACATGCTCCTTCTTTAGTTCAATGGCGTACCAAGCCTGATATTCCTTTTCGGATGCAGCACGGTACCAGGCATTGAACTCTTCCTGTGACTGCTTCTCACGAGCTAGTCGTTCGTCGACTGCTTTGGAGGTAAGTGCTACGTCCAGCAGTGGTCCGAACTTGCGATCGTTGAGTCCCTTGTCGACAGCGTAAGAGAACCGCTCTATCTCTTTTTGAAAGCCACGAGCTTCGTCGGCAGCAGTACGGAATCCTGCTGTAACACCTTCAGCATGAACGGACAGCTTAATAGCAATTTCATTTATGCTGTCCATTTTTCTTCATCCCCTTGACTGCTGACAAGATAGCAAAAAACCCGCTCCTGATGGCAGCAACGGGTTTGGCAACTAACCTGCTAAGACGATAGGTGTAGTCTTTTTGTACTGTCCATGACTTGATCATCCACGGAGTTGCTGACGACTTGGGGTTGGCAACCTTCATTTGATGCGACAAGGCCATCGCCTGAAGGTCATCAGTCATTCCCCATCTATACTCTCGCCAGAAGTTCAGATGCTCGCAGAACTCGGAGTACGGTAGGGACTCTATCTCAAACTTGGACTTCCCCCAACGACTACACAGGAACAGTACGAACCAGCGTGGATCGTCGGGAGTAATTAGTTTTTTGCGGAGTCCGCCTGAGTCCATACTTTATCACGCAGGACTGCATTGACTTCTGTCATCTGTTCGGTGCTGATTGCGTCGAGGAAGTAATCCACGACACGATCTAGGTATGGAGCATCCAGATCGTCTAGAGTCTGACGAACTGAGACACCTTCTTGAACAGTGATGGTCCACTTCTCAGCGTCTTCCTGAGCCAGATGGTTGACCAATTGAGGAAGGAACGGCTTACCGTCTTCGTGTAAACAGATCAGGACGCGAAGACCAGAGAAGTACTGAGGGGATACTGAGTCTTCTGTAGCACCGGGGAACTCACGTAGCTTGGCAATGAACGCCGTAGCAAGTCCTGCTGATGGTTCAACCAGTTCGGATGAAGCAGAGGACGCTAGAGGAGCACGCTTGAGAGGCTTGAGCAACATACAGGTTTCCTAAAGAAAGGGGGGTTGGTGGAGGTGCAGTACCATCAGTCTTAGACTGGAGCAGTTACGTCAATGTTGGAGATACGGAAGACAAGTTCAGCCAGTGAGCGAGATCCCTGATCGTCAGAGAGTACGGTTCCCTGTGGTGTGAACTTGTTGCAGTATCCGGTCAGGACCAGAATCGGACCAGTGGTTTCGGCTCCTTCAGCAGGGAACTCAACGAGCAGGTCACCTGAGCGACCGTCGAAGAATGCTGCGAATTCACGACCACCATAAGTGTCGTCTGGGTCCCAGTCAACAGTGAAAGTAACGGTTCCAAGGTCGACCATCTTACCTGCTCTGAAGGTGCGGATCAAGTTCCCCCAACCGTCAAGCGTAGTATTCGAGCAGGTTGTTTCAACGTCACCACGGGTAAAGCCGGACCATGAAGGACCGTCAGTTACACAGGCGTAAACATCGCTGGCTGCATCGACAGCATCTGGTGCTGCTCCGCTGCCAGTTGGTACTGTGGTCTGTTCAAACCACTTGATCTTGATTCGTGATGTATCTCTATTAGCCATGAAAACCCCCTAACAGGTAGCCTTACCAGAAAAAGACAGGACGATCATCGTCAGATCAGGATTCGACTGTCCTGTTTTCAACACATACGTTTCGTCCTGAGAATCAAATCTCAGGTAGTTGATGTACACGCTGGTTCCGGTTACCGAGTAGGAGGTGAGTTGTGTTCGACGACCAGCAACGATCGGTTGCAGGACTGCGAGCACGGAGGTAACAAGAGCCTTACGTTGAGTATTAGAGTGTGCTACACAGGCTACGTCAAGTGTAAAACTACACTTCTCTGAATCGTCAGCCTCTGCAAGACCTTCTGAAGAATGAAATGGTGTGATCTCTGAGATGTCGTAGAACACGTAACCGTCTGGTGCAGTCTTCAGATCGTGTGAGGGTAGGAACGAAGACTTGCTGCACGGAATTGTAGCTCCGACAGCACCGCTGATCAATGACTGTAATCCGACATCTAAAGTGTATGGACTCATTTGCCGAATGCCTTACGGAAGTGTTCCAGTACTTTGGTGCGGAAGATTTCCTTAGCCTTAGCTTCAGTCTCTTGCTTGGTCTTGGCGAAGTACTGGTGGCCCGTAAAGGCTTTGCCGCTTCGAGCGTGATTGAACCCAGCTTCCCACAGATGCAAGTAACGGGCAGGCCAACGCTTCTTCAGACCGCCAACACTCTTAGGACCGAATACTTTCTTACGCAACCTGCTGCGGACTTCACCACGAGGGTGACGCTTGCTGTAGATCGCTGATCCATCATCAGCAGTACGCTTTTGGCGGACACCGAATGCTACCTGACGCTGGATAGACTTCCTGTGAAGAGGAGACTTGTCCAGTGTGGTAGCTTCGAGGTACTTGTTGTTGACTCCGATAATGCCGTAGAACCTGTCAGGGTTGGTTCTGGCGTTCTTGTACTTGGAGATCAATGCACGGTAGGTAGCACCAGATGATTGCTTGGACTCACGCGGGAGAGCCATCAGCTTGGTTTTCAGCGATGTCCTTGACGGGAGTAATGCACTCCTCAATGCCTGACGTACAATGTGCCTACGCAGCGTACCAACGAACTTGGGGAAGCCGTTGAGTACCTCTGTAGGCATTTTGAACTTGATTGAGAAGACTGGTTTAGCCATTAGTACATCGTGGGGATAAGTTGGATGGTGATCGGCTGTGAGACGTTGTCGATGATCGTGATGTTGACTTTCTTCCTGTCACCCCATGGGTCAGTCGCTGGTCCTTGAACCGCGAATACTTTCTGACGAGAAGGGATGACACAGAACATACCAGCAGTAACTTCCTCAGCAGGCTTACACCATTGGCCAATGAGCAGGAAGGATTGCTCTGTGGCCACTCGACCGGAGTCCGTAATCTCTGTTGGCTTGCGTGGAACCTCCAGAGAGAACGGACCTTTGTAGTGCAGCGTGAACTCTTGTGTAAGCTCCCCTGATGAACTGACGACGTTGGAGGGGAGCCAGAACTCACAGATGGTTCGTAGGTTGGGGCGAGATCGACGATTGTACTTGTTCATCCACGACTCACTTTCGACCAGTCCTCCGTGATGTAGCGGATAGCACGATGGTCATTCAGAAGGTTGAGATCGCGAAGCTGACAATAGCCTTGAGGAAGTTCCGATACTGAACCATCAGATATCGCATCCCTGTACTCAAACAAGTGGTAGGCGAGGATCTTGATAGCTCGGATGGTTGACTTGGGTACGGCGTCGTATGATGCGTAGCCAGTTGTGTATGTAATAGTGATTGGGTAGGGTTGCTCATCGTTGATCTCTTCGAAGACTTCATCCCAATCCTCAGCCCACAGCTTGGAAGGTTCTGAAGTGTAGAGGGTGTAGTCGGCGGAAGTAATGGTTCCTGTGGTCAAGTCTTCCTTGATGTACGTGAAGGTCGTGATTTCAGTGACACGTCCGAATGGCAGAAAGAACAGACCATCAGGATTACAGAAGGCCTCGTACGGTAGAGTGAGTGTAATAGGTT